GTGGAGTTGCACCACCTAGGACTGGGAAACCAGCCAGTCCCTCTACCTGTTGTAGAGTCTTTCCCTGTGTTGTTCCACAGCAATCGCTTGCTATGGTTTTGGCCCCCATAGGAGACCTGGTCTCGAACAGCCTACGTATAATCTGAGATTATATGTGTCGTATTAAGTAACGACTGTAGACTGCCCTTACTATCGTTAGGGTATGAATCTACTGAGAGTATGTAGTAGTGAAATACTACCTCTGATATTGCTCCACGTTGTGAAGGGTAGACCCGTGCAACCGTGCTCTGAAGTCTAATGTCTAAGCGATGTTATTCCTTAACCACGGCCGATCTGGCTATGATAGCAACCCGAGTAAATCGAGCTGGGAGTAACGGCTCACTCTCGCTAGACCCCAATACCTTAAATAGGTGCTAAGGATTAGTAAAAGTTACGTTGGCGTTTGAGTGGGGCTCTTTTACAAGCGACCATACAAACCATAAGATGGTAGTTTCCTACCTCCCTATTAGTACGATGACTAACTTTAGAAATCGAAAATCCACAAGACACTTATTACTTATGTCCTATGTTTTGTCGATTACTCCAAAGAACCAAAGAAATTTCACTAGACTTATGTCTACCTATACTATTCTTCAAAATAGACCTCTTTTCAGCTTATTCTTCACTGTTGGGACTTCTGCCTTATTAGCGTCGCGTGATATATTTAATGGTATATCCCGGTATGCGTCTAAAACAGTGCCCCCTACGCCTGTTAAGGTCGCAGTACAGGAAGCCTCTGCTCCTAGAGATCAAAATATAATTGAAGAAACTCCTCCGCCTCCGGGCCCAGATCCAGTAGCTAACTCTGCTACCGAGTCCGTTCCTGTAGAGGAGGTTTTCGTACCGGTCGGAGATCATGAATGGGACTCTTACAAAGAACACACACGTAAGATCGCTCTACTTGCCTTCAAGACAAGGGATCGTATCCCTGCGGGATTCTTATCAAAACCTGACTTCAGTAAAAGATTCGCTGAGGTAGAGGAGATATACTCCCAACTTCGGGCTGAAGAGCCTGGGCTTGCCTACGCGGAAAATAATGATATGGTGACTATTCATCATGTCCCTGTTTCGAAGCGACTCGCCGAAGACCATGACTACGTTGTGGAAAACCCACACGCGCCCGGTACCCCTTTGTATCTTGATCAGGATGAGTATACTCGACTTGTAAATTCAAGCATCTCTAATAAGAAAAGGAGGATCAAAGTCTTACTGTATCCTGGCAAATCGCCTAATCAAAAATTCCCCCCAAGAAATAGCCGGTCGTATAGAACAAGTTGGATATCCAAGAAACTCAAGGAAGTCCAACCGTTTATTGCTACCGATCTATTCTCCTGGGCGTCGTTTATTAATCCTGCGATCGCCACACCAGACCAACTTTTCTCGACTCCACCGAAGGTTGAAATCCTCGGTCCAAAACACCTTATTACAAAGGCGACTGGATCGATAGTTCGATACTTCTGTGTTCTTCAAAGTGTCTGCCTAATTCATAAATTTCCGGCTGAGATTTCTTGGTGTTTAGTCACTCTCGGATTGGTGTTTCTATCCGAGTGGTACCATACCTCGTTAGCTCATACTTGCAACCTATTCAAGGAAGCACGGAGATTAACTATGAAGTACCTGGCTGGCACTCCAGAGTTTAAGTCTATGAAAGTCATGTTGTCGATCGATAAACACGGATTACCAAAACTTATCCCTTCGTATGTACGATTACTCGTTATGCAAGGTGAGGAATTGGCGATCAGTGCGGTTTTATTCGCTCTTGATACACCTAAGATGTTTGTGTATTTGGGAGCTGATAAAACTTCGACCATCACAGAACCTTCAACGGCTCTACCTTCGCTAGTGGAACGCTTATCAGAAGAAAGTAGTCTTATTACAGACATACTGCTTTCAGTATATTCAGTTCCTAAGGACGATAGTGTTATCCCAAGTAAATGGGCTGCACCATCTAACTCTCAACACACCGAACCAAATACACTCGGTGTGTTCAGATACTTCTTTAGCAACAAAGTGGGTCCTAACGGTAATGCACTGTTAGCATCCATGTTTGATGCGCTAGCACTCCTCTCTTCGCCTGCGCTTCCCCATATCAAGGAATATTGTGAGCTTGTTTTCGCTCCAAGATTCTATGATAATATTTTGAAATTGGGGAATATCACAGGTGAATTGAAGAGTTTCTTAAGTGATATCTTCTCTACTACGGTCAACGGCGCTGACATTACTGCCGAGCAACGTTCCGTCTTAGTGAAATCGGGAGATAAATTCCGTCAGTCTTTCGACGATATCAACTTAGAGAAGGCCTTACATCCTAAGGAAGGACGGATTGGGCGTGTAGTGACTAGCTATGGTAAAGTTCGTCTTATAGCAATACCTGCTTATTTTATACAGGTAATGTTTAAGCCGATCCATGATATGATATTTACTGTTCTTAAATCTCTGCCTACTGATAGCACTTTCAATCAGCAGGCTGGGATTAAAAGAATAATAGATATCGGCGGCTCTCGCCTAAGATCCTTCGACCTTTCTGCTGCCACTGATCGCGTCCCGCTGCTAGTACAGATTCCTATTCTAGCTGCGTTGTTCGCTCTCGTTGGTTACAGCAAGAATCGAGCATCTAATATCGCGAATGCTTGGGGTAAGATCATTGAAACCATTCCTTTCTTCCTCTCACGCAGAGGGTCTAGAACTGGTCTTATTGGTCGTACTCTCAAGTATCGCTGTGGTCACCCAATGGGAACTTATTCCTCTTGGGCTGCCTTTACCTTAACTCATCATCTACTCGTCCAGATCTGTGCATATCTTGTTCTTATTTTTGGTGAACAAGCTATGCATAGTCTGTTCGGTACCCAATCTTCTTACTCTAGTGTAAGATCACAATATCGAGACTCAACCAAAACAAATGAGTTGTTCACCGGGTTATGGTATTTGTCATACCAGATGCTCGGCGACGATATTGTCTTCTTTGCTAATTCGAAGTTTGAGTTAGATGTTTCGAACCTTTACCTGGTCCTTATGCAGTACATTGGCGTGGAGATCCATCCGTTAAAAGGATTTGACTCCGCGAATGCCTCGTTTGAATTTTGTAAAGAATTCATCCGGGGTGGTACTCTTCTTACTACTCTCAAGTGGGGTGAGTGGGCAACATCATACGAACCAAAACAATTCGTTAATGCTATCCTCTCATCACTTGGGAAGGGGATGGAAGTTGGTGACTTAGACGTTCTTGTCTATAGTGCCATCAACTTACTTCCCTATAGTATGAAGACGAAGATGGGTATTTTGGCGTTAGCTTTTGATCCTATTACGGTTAGTTTCAATGAACCGAATAGTTTCATAACTTACTTGTCGTACTTGAAAGTGAGTCTAATTACTTATACTCATCAAGTGGAGTTACCGCGCTGGGTGTCATACTGTATGGGAACAGCACAACTTCCAGATTCAGTTCCCCCATGCAAGACTAATTTGGTGTTCCCAAGATATTTTAAGACCTTGGTTGACCTTCTCAGTCTGATTACGACAGATTTATCACCAAAGGTGTACCATCTCTGTATCAACCTTTATTCAAGGTTGTGTACCACCATTTCAGGCTTTGTTATACAACGTCTAGACCTAAAAGGCAGTCCTGTAATGGACGCTTTAGTAGGCTATATGTTGCAGTTCTTGAAAACTAAATCCGTTTTCACTGCCTTCTTTCTTCACCACCCAGCGGTGTCTGTCCTAGACGATCATAGACCAACTAACGAACCATCGAAATACTTCAATGGCGAGGTAATTAGTTATGACCTTCTTGAGAAAGACCCTACCGTAGCATTGAAGATTGAAGAGGATATAACATCTTCTGACCCTACACCACTGGTGAAGTCGTCTAAGATGACTTTCCGTTCTGCAATGAATGGATTTATTTTAGCAGCTAACTTTACACTGCTCTATACCACTCGCTACGCTTCTGTCCACAACTTGGTCATGGGCGACTTCGATATTTTACTATCTCCATCGGACCTATGTATCAAGTTGAATGGACTCCGCGCAGCTCTTGTCACATCAATTGAACTGAGGATTTCTCAAGCTCGGGACCGCGTCTACGCATGGACATTTGGTCCACGCGCCAACGACGTTATCACTGACGGTGATTCGGAATTAGATACACTGGAACAGATTTATCCAGTGCCTAATCCCTATCCCATTGATGGTAAGCCTCCGTCCGTATTCCCGTTCAAGGTTGAACTTAGCGAGAGAGATCCTTGGGGGATCCCTCGAGCTTCGGTCGACTTTGACCTTGAATACGAGGCACGGTCTGCTATACGTAATCATGATTTACAAAAGATTACGATATACTCAGCCTATGCTACGGAGGACTCTCCTTATAAATCATCACCACCGCTTTCAGATGTCAGTCTTCCTCGTATTGAGGATGATCCTGACCTTGAAGAGGCGGGATATATTTTCTAAGGGACATATATCGAGTGGCTCTTGCGGCGCTTGTAGAGGTACAGACTATTAATTTCTGACTCCCTACTAGTTATGTAAGAATTACAAAAATATACTACCTTAACGCGGTAAACGGGAAGCAACCCTTCCAGGTGAGGGGGGGCCCGTGTTGCCATTGTATTTAACCAGATCCGTTGTGCGGTTGGATCGATA